GATAGTGTAACTTTCTGGGACCCATCAGTTAACTTCTGTTCCAGGGCGACCAGCTTATTTTCTATGCCATCCAGCTTACTTTCCAGTTGTGAGACTTTAAGGTTGCCCAGCTCGTCCACGTTAATAATCTTCGCCTTTTTGTCAGGCGCTCTTCCAATAACCGGTATACCTTTTGCCAATTCGAGTCACCCTTTCTAAAGTTCTGTTCCTTCCTCGATCCCGACCCAAACATCGCCTTCAAGCGTTACTGGCAAACGATTGCTTGCACTTATTGCAGTGCCATCAGCTAAAAGGATTTGAATCTCGCCGGCGACTGGTAAGCGATTGTTTTCGACGAGTTCACTTCCGTCAGGCGAAACAAGCTTCACCTCTCTAATCGCACCCATGACAGGCTTCTTTTTATCACTCATCTAGTCTGCCTCCTCCAGAATGTCTCCTTCGTCAACCACACCGGTTAGGACACCAGTGTATATCTTCCAATTTTGTGTTTCATCATCCCAAACAACAGGCAAAGGGGTACCGCTAGGATCTCTGGGAATTGGTGGGTATGCCATCTATGTCCACCTCTCTTTGAAAAGGACTTCAATATGCAACAGGTTGGTGTCACACTCCACCTCGATGAGGTTGACACCGGGTATAAGGGGGAACCCATCCACCACGTACCCCGCATTAGTCAGGTTGGTAACATCCACCCCAGTGGTACCGCCGAAAGACTGGGCCTCGTGCACGTAGTAGCCCTCCACCCACGAGAAGTGATAGACCTCATAGGTGGAAGAAGATGTGGGGTTGGTCACCCAGGGGGTGTCTATCACTGCCACCTTGGATGTGCCGGTGTAGCCGACGATGTGACGGTACTGGCCCGCCCCGGGGCCGCTAACGATTTTGACGATATGGCCTTTGTAGTAGTCGTCAACCGGTGAAGCGCTGATCGCAAGTTGCACGCTGTCGGCGGTGGCTGCTTGAACAGCGCCGGAGTGAAGGATGTTGGTGGGAACGAACAAAGCCTTCCGNTTCTCCGTGTCGAAAAGCAGCACTTCATTCTGCTTTACGGTCCCTGCATACTGTATCCTAAGCCCGGTAGCATGGTTGGTGATCTTGGGGTTTCTGGTGTGCTGGCCGCCCGAGGTCTTACCGTAGATCCAGATGAACGGATGGGTCTCGGCTCCGCCCTCGTTGTTGACGGTGATGATGTTGATCGGGCTCGTCAAGGGAGCGTTCCGCTCCACGCGCTTGTAATTCGTGGAGTACCAGTGGGGATCNTCGGCCTGGAAAGTCACATCGAGTCTAAAGACTCTCCCCCCAAAATGGCCTCTCNCGAAGTCGTGCTCGACCCCGGTGCAGTAGACCCGCATGAACTTGTTGGCTCCCTCGAAGCGCTTGAGCCACATTGGTTCTCGTTGGCTTAGAAGCTTGCTTCTCAGCTGAGNGGCATAGTCATCAGCCTCTTCTTTGCTCCAGCACTCGATGGTGCCAGACGCCCTCAAGGTGGCCGACTCCACCCTTTGAAGGTCGCGAAAAACGCGCCTTCCCTTCTTTCCTGGCACGACCACTCCTGGGATCTCCTTCCTCACAGCGTGACCGTCAATCGCCAGCGTACTGGGGAGCAAGATGGACTCTCCCAAGCCATCTTTCAAGATAAGCTCGATCTGCACGTTCTCACCTCTTTCACCGGGCCAAATGTAAGGAGGCTGCTCTCAGGCGAGCAGCCTCCACCAAGGGGGTTAGCTGGCCGACGGCAGACTAGGCAGACTAGTGATGTCTTCCCATTCATAGACAGGCTTGTCGGCCTTGACGTTCTCTTTCGCACGGATAGTGAACTGCGGTGTGATGAAGTTGCGGTCCTGAGCGGTGTAGTTGGGCACGCGGCCTGTGGCATTCCAGAAGGTCCACTTGCGGTACCCAGTGATGCCGCTCGTGTCGTTGTTGCCCTCTTCATACTTGGCGACATACAGCTCGACGATCACGGGACTGGGCTCTTCTCCAAGCCTCGGAGCGCTGTATTTGTNATTCTGGTAGGTACCTCCGGCCAAGAGTGCGAGGGCTTCTCCGGGCAGGGTGGCATTCGTAAAGGAAAGCTCGACTCCGATCAGGGAGGCCGGCTCTTCGACAGTACTGAGCAAGCGGTCCCCACCTCGCAACTCTGTGCGCTGGCCCTCAATCCACTGGTGGTTGATGCCGCACTGCTGCGGAGTCTCGAAGCGAGCGGTCTTACCGCCCGTCTTTTCTAGCCCTGTCGAAGGATCAATCTCTTTGACGATCATCAATTTGCAGCCGTAAAGGATGTCCATCTATCTTCTCAGCTCCTTTCTCATTACTTCCCAACGCATGGGATTCTGAACTCGACCATGCGAGTTATGGCGTTTAGGTCAGGGTCCTGGAAGTCCTGACCTGTGTGAACCCACTCAATCTCAAACATGTGACCTTCGCTCGTTGTCAGGATGGCGCCTGACAACAACTGCTTTATCTCCGCCACGGCCTTGTCGACCGCAACGAAGCTGCCGGGGGCGAAGTAAGGCCAGATGGTCAACTCGCGAAAGAACCCCCTATTGCTCAAAGGGGCTCTCATTTCTTCGCCAAGCTTGATGACACCGTAGGGCTTCTTNGTGTCCTTATTGGGGGCACCCGATTGATACCAAGACGTGATGGACTCGCAGTTTTGAACCAGGTATTGATAGAGGGCTGCCCTCATCCGGACATCACCCTTTTGGCATCTTCCAGGTAGTCAGCCACGAAACGCCTGACCGTGGGCAGGAGGATGGCGAATCGCCCTTGGTTGGNGAGTTCCAAGTACACGCCGTAGTCCACGGTATGGGCGACACGAGTGATCAAGGACTGGTCCCGCATGATGGAGTATCCAAAGAGGCCCTGGCGGGCGTTCCCGGTCCTGTCCTGCCACCTCTTGTTGGCTTTCGCATAGGCTTCCATTCTGGCCGCATACTGTTCGCTCAAAGCAAGCAGCGCCGCCTTTTGCCTGTCGGCCAAAGCCATGAGATTTCGGTTCACTTGATCTGCCCCGGGCAATCACACCACCTCCTCCACAACGCACTGATACGAGACGATCTCGCCCAGATAGCGAACGGGGTTCACCACTGCCACTCGGTGGTGGACCCTGCCAAACTCAAAGGTGTCGCCGGCCTGCACATCTGCATCCCATGGGCAAAGCATCTCTCGGTTGTTCACCTGGAGTGTCCCGCCGTCCTTCACGATCTCTTTGGAGGAACTGTTTCCGAGGAAGAGCCGGAAAGTCTGGGNGATCAACTGTGTGTCTTCATCCGTCCATCCGCCTGCACCATCATCAACCCGCTGGCGCCTTGTAAGGACGATCTCGCATGGGTTGATGGCTATGGCCTTCAGAGTGAGTTCTCTTCGCTTCTGAAGGTCCATGTTACAGCACCTCTGGAGCGGCTATGCGCAGGATGCAGCTGCCCGTCTTTTTCTTCCCGAGCTCTTCCTGCTCACGTCGCTGGAAGTCCTCAGCCATCGTCTGTGCATGGGCAAGCCGATCCTTCAGTTGGACGTAGCGATACGTTTCCTGGCCCGTCCGGGTCTCCTCGATATCGCCCATCTCTTTCTGGATCATGGCTGCCTTGATGCTCCAACCAAGCGATGCCGCTCCGTAGATGGTTTCAGAGTCATCAAGCAACACCTCAAGCTCGGTGTCGGAGAAGCGGGTGTCATCTTGACTGCCGCCTGGCGGGATCTTCTCGTCCAGGTACAGCCTGAGCTTCACGATCGCCTCTTGTGTTGGGGTCATGTTATCACCCCTTCAAATGGTCATTGATCAACCTTGCCAGTTCTTTCTTGGTGGCACTGGCCTTGTACTTGATACCGTACTCATCGGCCATAGCTCTCAGCTGTTTAGCCGTGAAATCGTCTGGGCTGACAAAGCCGCTTGCGCCGGCGTTATCCCCCGAGGGAGTCTCCATCACCGCCACTTCGGTCTGGCCGGGGTCTTCCCCTATGCCGGCGAAGTGAGGACAGCGGAGATCCAGCTTCTTGCTCTCCTCCGTCCAACGCCTGGCCTCCAGCTCTGGATGGCACCTCATGGGAGGCATCATCCCTGGATTCGCTGTCGGGACCCAGGGATAATGCGCACAATCAATGCATCTCATGAGTTCACCACCTAAAATTCAGGCAGAGTGATCTCTTGGACGTTCTCGGTTAAAGCGGCGAATACGCCACGACGGGCACGACCAACAATTTGAGCTTCGACCAAACGAGACAAGTCTGCTAAAGTAGCATCAATCCTTAGATCGTGCTTAACAAGCTCCTTGAACCCACGCTTCGGACGAATTAAATATGCTTTGGTATCAGCAACGCCATTGTACTTGAAGGACTTCTTGCCTACCTGGGCTTCCCAACCATCATACGCGATGATTGTATCGATACCAGTCAAAGAGGCATAATCAGTACCACGGACATGGAACTTACCTAGTGCTTCTTGGATATGGTCAAGTCTTGTACCGGATACAAGCAAGATGTTACCAGGACGTTTTGCCTGTCTTGCGTCAGCCATACCCTTCTTGAGAGTTTCGCGAAGGCTTAGGATGGGATGAGCTGCGAATGCTGTGTCGCCTTCCACAGGTAAATTACCTTCAACGTCAATGAGGACAGCTCCAGTTTTGTTAGCGGTACCATAAGTGAAGTTGATGATGGGCCCAAAGTGAATGTGATTGAGTAAGGCGTTGTAAGCTTCGCCAAACGCACGATCAATTTCGTCCATCTCAAAGGTGCGGTTGTATTCAACCATATCTTCGGTGTACTCGATACCTGCAGCATAAGTTGCAATACGGGCAGTTGGGCCTTCTTCTGCCTGCAAGTGACCGAACTTGACTTCTTCACCTTCGATGTGTTCGGCAAACACGATAACGCCTTTTTGTGCCCACTTGGCATCGAAGATCTCGGGGAAATTCCTGTCCTCAATACGCTCATAGATTGGAGCATAGAGAGTAGGAGTAGTTTCTCTTCCAAGTTCAACATCAAGCACAACCTTTTCCAAAAGTTCCTTGCGAACCGCATCAGTGGTGATCATCTCACCCATGGGCTTGCTTAGGGCATAGACCTCCATTTCGCCATTTACGATGCGCTTTTTTACGCTGTGTTCTTTGCCATCCAATACAAAAGGCACCTTCTGCTCGAAAGTGCCTTGTCTACGTGCTGCTCTAGCTGTTTCAATACTTACAATTTTATTAGCCATTATTTATCTCCTCCATTCCTAAACCTGTGGCCCAAGGATGAACCAAATAACGCCATTGGCATCCACAGGACTAGTAACACGACCAACCAAACGGTAAGCTGTTGGTTCAACTTCGCCATCATTGGCTTCCTTAGTCACTTTCTTGGTTGTTGGGTTCCAATAAATCAGATCCCCTACAGCGAGAACTTCCTCTTCTGTGGTTTGATCAGTCTCGTATTCTGCCTGTTCGATGGTCAGGATAGCATCGGCAGTTTCGCCTATTCCTGTCTTGACATCTCGCGTTAGAAATCCAAGAAAACCGCCAATTAGAGCCAATTCCCCCGCCTTGTATTCGGAACTGGCAGGAACAGTCACCCTAACACTCTTGCCATCACTTACTTTGAAATAGCCTTGTTGGTACACTGTAGTTGGTACCGGATTGCCTTTAATAGCCATTCTTCATTCCTCCTCCTATTAAATAGACGCTGTTCTTTGGACTAAGTGCTTAGGTGCACCTTCTGTGCTACCACCTCTAGGTACAGATGGTTCAACGAAGTTCTTGCCCAAAA